TCAACCGCAGATATGAATACATCTGAAGGAAGATTAGATAATATGCAAGGTGCTGGTTCACAGTTTATTAGAAAAACTGAACAAGCACCTCTTTTTAAGCCACAATCAAATATGGCTTGGGCAAATGGAATGCCTAATATGAGTGATTTTTATCTTTCAAGACAAAATCCAAGTACACGTATGGCAAACATTAAACCTTGGGATGAAGAAAAAGTTGCTCCTGGATTAGGTTTAGGATATAATGTGAATGGTAGTGGTTCTGGATATAATGCTGGTTCAGAATATCGTGAAGCTTGGTTACCTAAATCAGTAGATGAACTTCGTGTAGACACAAATCCTAAAGTTAGTTATGGTTTAGAAGGTCATCAAGGACCTGCGACATCATATATAAAAGATTATGGTAATGTTGAAACACAAGGTAGAGTTGAGAAAAATAGACCAGATACAGATTATGTAGTAGGTCCAAGTCGTTGGTTTACTACAACTGGTATTGAAAAAGCACAAACAGCACGTGGTATTGAAGTTTTACAACACGTAAATAGACCTGAAACAACAACTTCATATTATGGAACAGGTGGAATAGATGGAAAAGCAACATATGTGTCTGGTGAATACAGAGATGCACACAAACAACAATTAGAAGCACCTGATGTAATGGCGCCAAAAAGTTACGCAGCACCATCTACAAATGATTATGGACATGGTTCATACCAAAAATTATGTAATAATCGTTCTACTGTTAAACAACCAACTCAAGTAGGTGCTGTAGAAAGTCTTGTAAAAGCAGCAGTAGCACCAATATTAGACATTTTAAGACCAACTAGAAAAGAAAATGTTGTTGGTAATTTACGTCCGAATGGTAATGCAGGAACAACTGTAACAGCAATGCCTGTATTTAATCCTGCTGATAGAACAAAGACTACTATTAAAGAACAAACTATAGATAAACTAGGATTTGATCATTTAAATTTACAAAGCCAACAAGAAAACGCTTACTTAGTAAGCAAACAAACACCTGTATTTCAAGAACGTGATACAACAAATATCGCTTATTCAGGAAATGCTGCACCTGCGAATTCTACTGCAACTACTAGTTATGAATCCGCTTATAATCAACGTAATAATCCAAATAAAACACAAATAAATAGACCAAATCAGGGAAATATGAGTATGTATAATAATTCTATGAATATGACTATTGGACGACGAGATGAAGATAGAGTAAACTCAAGAGCATATGCACCATCTGCAAATATATCATATACACCAAGTGTAGAAACATATGGTCAAACAAATAATATACCGCAACAATATGATAATGATAAAATAAATGATAGAATTAATCCAGATATATTAAAAGCATTTAAAGAAAATCCATATACAAAAAGTTTAAATTGTTGGTAAAAGTTTTTATTTAAAGTTAATTAAACATAATATTAATAATTATACTATGTTTAATATTCATGAAAATATAATTAATAGATTAGAATATTTTAAAACAAATAATAGAATTCCTAATATTATTTTTCATGGTAGTTCTGGGAGCGGTAAACATACTATTGTTAATAATTTTATAAAATCTATTTATGATAATGATTTTGAAACAATGAAAAAATATGTTCTAAAAGCCAATTGTGCTCACGGCAAAGGAATTAAATTCATACGTGAAGATATAAAATTTTTTGCTAAAACAAATGTTAATAATTCTAATAATTTTAAAACAATTATACTAGAAAATGCCGATTTTTTAACAATAGATGCACAATCTGCTTTAAGACGTTGTATTGAACTATTTAGTCATACTACACGTTTTTTTATTATTGTAGATGATAAATATAAATTATTAAGACCTATATTATCAAGATTTTGTGAAATACATGTTCCGTTGCCATATATAAAAAATAAAAAACAAAATTTAAATATATTAGCAGTAGAGACATGTTTTAAAAAAAATAGTGATTTAAAAAAATATAATACATTATTAACAGCAAAAATTTCTTCCATTAAAAATAATAATTTAGATAAAATAACATATGAAGATATAATTAATTTAGTAAATGAAATTTATGAATTAGGTTTTTGTAGTTTAGATTTATTTTATTATATTGAAAATAATAAAGATATTTTAATTTCAGATAAATATGAGTTACTTTTATTAGGAGAAAAGTTAAAAAATTGTTTTAAAAATGAAAAATTATTTATGCTTTATATTTTTTCAAAAATGTTTATTCGTTAAAATATACACAAAATAAATATGTTTTTCATTTAAGTAATAATGGATGATTATTCAACTAGCAGTTTAATTGAATCTAAAAATGAATGGTGTGCGAGATTAGTAAGTATTTTTACACCTGCTATAATTATTGGTTTACGTTCAATATTAGATGAAGCAGTAAATATTTGTGAAGAAAATAATGAAGAAGATAAATATTTATTAACATTTCAAACTTTTCTAAAACGTATTCCTATGTGGAATAATAGTATTATTGAAACAGAAAGAAAACGAATTGAAACAACATCTGGGTGTAGTTATTTAGAAGATTTAATTACGTGTGTTCATATTATTCAATTAAAAGCACTTACTTGTATACGTGTTGGACAAGAACAAAAAAAAATTGATATTGATATTCCATCTGTTGATGATTTTGTTCATAAAGTTTATATTAATGTAGCAAGAAAAATTTATGCTAATGTATATTTATTTGATGCTGATACATCACCTTTACAAATTCAAAAACATAACAGAGAATTAGAACTAATTATTAGAGAATGCATTATGAATACTATACGTGAAACTATGCCTGTTGAAAATATTTTAAGATCTTATTTAGCTGAATCAATAGAAGAAGAAACAGAAATAAAAGAAGAAATTATTGAAAAACCTGCTCCAGAACCAGTAGTAGAACCAGAACCAGTAGCAGAACCAGTAGCAGAACCAGTAGCAGAACCAGTAGCAGAACCAGTAGCAGAACCAGTAGCAGAACCAGTAGCAGAACCAGAACCAGTAGTAGAACCTAACCATGAGCATTTAACATTTTCAGATGTAGATAATGCGATTACTACAGAAGGAGTTCAAGTTAATATTGATGCTCCAAAAAACATTGAAAGATTAGAAAAAATATCTCAAGAATCATACGAACGTAGAAAATTAGAAGAAGCAGAATATGATGAAGATGATGATATGCCATTAAAAATTGGCAATGAAGTAAAATTAGAGTTAGCAGATGTAAATGATTTAAATAGACCTATAGCACTTAATGATGAACCAATAATTGAAATTGAAAGTTTATAAGTATTTAGTATTTAAATGCGTTATAAAACAATAATGTTTTTACTTTATAAAATTAATGGAACAATCATCCTTCATAGTTGCAACATCTATATCAGTATGTTTTGCGATTTGTAAATTTATTGAACAAAAATTTATTATGAAAAATGATATAGTTTTAAAAGATATTATGAGAGATACACTAATTGTATATATTTCTGCCTTGTTAGGTAAATTTATAATAGAACAAGTAAGTGATGTAGCAAATGTAAAACAACCTTTAACAGCATTTACTGGTGCTCCAGATTTTTAATAATATATTATTATAAATATTTATAAATATATTATTATACATATAAATTATTGGTAACTAATAATATCATCAATATTAATTATATTTATTTTTTTATTAATTTTCTTTTTTGAAATAATAAATCTATTAAAATATTCACCATTTATAATTGATTGAGGTGTATGATTATGAACTGTTCTAGTAATCATCTTATATAATTTGAAATCTGGATATCTCTCTTCACCATTTTGTTTATATAGAACATTTCTTCCTTTATCATCCATGCACCAATTAATTATCATTCGCTTTGCTGCTGTATTTTTTTTATCTTCATCTTCTTCAACATCATCTATAATAAAATCATATAGAGAACAACCTAATCTACATAAATCAAAACTGAAGTTTGGTTCTAACCTTGGTTTATCTGGATTAAAATAAGGTTCGAAATTGTATTGTGTCGCTGCATCGCCTTTTGGATGGAAACTATCACTACAAATAATATTTCCTCTAAATTTATATATTGCTCTACCAAAATCTATTATTTTAAATATTTTTCCATATGTAGGTATTTTAAAATACTTATTTTCACATTTATAATATAAAAACTGTTTATCCGTATTAACATACATTATATTATTTGTATGTAAATCATTATGTGTAAAACCAAATGCTTTGTTATATGTGTATAATGTTAATATTACTTGTGCCATAATTGCTCCTATTTCTTCATCATTTATATTATCTTCCATACTTACAATTAAGTCATCTAATGTATTTTCACATTTTTCTATTGCAATAATTTGAACAGGAAATTGTTTAATAGTAGCCATTATAATATCTTCACTTGCAGTAGAATAACTATCACTATTTTCTTCTTCATCTTCATTATCTTCATTTTCATTATCTTCATCTTCAATATCTTCATTTTCATTATCTTCATCTTCATTATCTTCATTTTCATTATCTTCATCTTCAATATCTTCATTTTCATTATCTTCATCTTCATTATCCGTTACAGAAGACCTAGAAGAACATTCTGAACTTTCATTATCTATCTTATTTACTGATATATCATAATCAAAAACCAAATCTATATTGTCATTAATATCAGTACTATTATTTCCATTAGTAAATATGTTATCAAATTCAGTTAAATCTTTAATATCACAAAGTTGTATAATATTATTTGATAAATCATTTTTATAATCTTCATCATTATTTAAACAAAGACGATTTTTATTACCTCTTGTATTAAAATTTAATAATTCATTAGCATAAATATTATCTAAATCAAATATTTTTCCACGATTATCATGAAAAAACGGTGATTCATTTAAATATTCTAAATCATCAGCAATATTATACTGGAAATTATTTTTTTTAGCTAAGTATGAACCATAAAATTCAAGTGCATTTAAAAATTTATTTGTATGTAATAAAGAACCACTTAAATAAGAAAAAAATCCATCTACATAAGCAGAATTATTTGGGTCATTTGTTTTTGAGTGACAGGTTATTTCATTAAATGTTGGTAATTCTAATAAATTGGATTTTTCTATATTATATTTTCCAATTAAATATTTAGATGGATCTAGTAAAGGACCATATTTAAAAAATACTTTTTTTTTATTAGATTTATTATTGATATTATTAGTAACATACGCTAAACAGTTATTATCATCATTCATTTTTATAATTTCTGTTAAAGAATTAATATTATTTAATGAAATTTTATCATAATTTCTCTCATTTAATGAAAAAAATTTTGTGTATAATGGTATATAATTTTGTATTTTTTCTAAATTTAAAAAATCTTTTGATGACATTTGGTTAAATAATTTTGCATTATCTAATTTTTTATAATTAAAATCCATTTAGTGATGCTAAAGATAACTTTTTTAAATATATAACTTACTTGCGGTAATATATTAAAAATATAATTTGTTTATAATTTAATATTATAATGTCTACTGAATTAGAACTAAGTCGTTTTAGTATGCGTGATATTAGTTTTAAACCAGATGAAAATAAAGGCCCTGTTGTTGTATTAATTGGAAGGAGAGATACTGGTAAAAGTTATCTTGTAAGAGATTTATTATTTTATCATCAAGATATTCCTATTGGAACTGTTATATCTGGAACTGAAGCAGGCAATGGTTTCTATAGCACTCATGTCCCTAAATTATTTATTCATGATGAATATAATACTGCTATTATTGAAAATATACTTAAGCGTCAAAGAACCGTTCTAAAACAAGTTAATAAAGAAATTAAAACATATAAAAAAACTACTATTGATCCAAGAGCATTTGTTATTTTAGATGATTGTTTATATGATGCTTCATGGACACGTGATAAAATGATGAGACTGCTTTTTATGAATGGACGTCATTGGAAAATTATGCTTATTATTACTATGCAGTATCCATTAGGTATTCCACCTAATCTTAGAACTAATATTGATTATGTATTTATTCTTCGCGAACCATATATCAAAAATAGGAAAATTATATGGGAAAATTATGCTGGTATGTTTCCTACATTTGAATCCTTCGCACAAATAATGGATCAATGCACTGAAAATTATGAATGTTTGGTTATTAATAATAATGCTAAAAGCAATCAACTTAGTCATCAAATTTTTTGGTATAAAGCAGAACCACATGGACCTTTTAAACTTGGAGCAAAAGAATTTTGGGAAGCATCTAAAGACCTAGATTCTGATGAAGAAGAAACAGAAGCATATGACCCAAATTCTTCTAGAAAACGTAGTGGTCCAAAAATTAATGTTCGCAAAAGCAAATGGTAAAATATAAATTAATAATGAACTGAACTAGAAAATATCAATAAATAACCTACAATTATTAGTATTAATACTAGTATTGGTGTAATTCCATCCATTGTTTATTAATACTTAAATAAAAATTTTTAAGTTCAAAATATATTACTATTCCTACAATTATAAATATTATATAATGCATTTATTCTTATATAATATTTACTTTTTTTGC